GTACATCAGGTGTTAATGCAAGTACATTATTATATGATGGTGGTACTTTTATTGGCGTAAATAGAACAACAAGTGCAGGATTTCTATTTGATATTAATGGAACTTTTAGAGTTGCAAATAGCACATACCTTGCTACATCGTCAGGAGGTGCAGTTGGAATTGGATTAACAAGTATAGATTCATCTGCCCAATTACATATGAGTAGTACAACAAAGGGATTATTAATGCCAAGGTTGACTACAACTCAAATGAACGCAATCGGAACTCCTGCAAATGGATTAATGATTTACAATACTACTACTTCACAAGTTTATGTGTATTCAGGTGGTGTTTGGACTGCATTAGCATCAGGAGGAGGTTCAGGAACTGTTACATCTATAACTGCGGGAACGGGGTTAAGTGGAGGAACAATAACAACAAGTGGAACTATTGCTTTAGCAAACACAGCAGTAGTGCCGGGTGCTTATACAAGTGCAAACATTACAATTGATGCTCAAGGAAGAATTACTTCTGCTGCAAATGGTTCAGGTGGAGGATATAGTGCTATCACTCAATCATTAACAGGGAATAGAATTTTAATTAATGCTCCAACTGATGACACAACAAGTATTTTACAAGTAAATGGAGTAGCAAGAGCTACAAGGTTTATAACTAATAGTGGAACAGTTTATATTGATAATGTTCTTATTGGTAAAGATGCCGGATTAAATTTTGGAACAGTAAATTTTAGTACAGCAGTTGGTTCGGGTTCACAAGAATTTAATACGAGTGGAAATCAAAATACATCTGTTGGTTATCAATCATTAAGAAGCTGTACAACCGGTACTCTAAATACAGCAATAGGTTCGACTGCACTAAACGCATCTACAACATTAAGTTATAATACTGCTATTGGTGCTCTTGCTATGCAAAATCACACAAGTGGTTCAAATAATATAGTTGTTGGTGCTTATGCTAAACAATCCGGAGTAAGTGGTTCAAGTAATTCTGTATTAGGTGCATATGCTTTTCAATATGGAACCGGAAACTCCAATGTAGCTATTGGACAACAATCTCTTGGAAACAACGCGGGAAATTCCGGTAATGACAATGTAGGAATTGGAGTATCAAGTTTATATAGAGTATCAACCGGTATAAATAATATAGGAATAGGTACACAAGCCGGTTATACCGGAACTAATGATTTAACAACAGGTTCAAACAATATTCTTATTGGATATAGATGTGTTGTAGAATCTGCAACAGAATCAAATAGAACTTTTATAGGTAATACTTTAACAACTTCTACTTGGTTAGGAGGTTCATTATTAATTGGGACAAGAACCGATGATATTACTTCTGTTGCTACATTTACATCTACAACAAAAGGTGCTTTGTTACCAAGAATGACTACAACGCAAGTTAATGCAATAGTAACTCCAACAGAAGGATTATTGGTATATAATACTACAATTAGCCATTTTTGTTGCTATCAGGCAGGAGCTTGGGTTAAATTTAATCATTCTCCAATGTAATTATGACAAACGAACAAATATATTCTATTTTGAGTCAAGGACTTAATATAGCAAACACAAAAGGATGCTTTAATTTAGACGAATCGGCAACGATTGCACAAGCATTATTACAATTAAAAGAAGTTTTAAATTTAGTAGAAAAAAAAGATGATTCAATTAAAGCCGAGTAGTGTAGGTGTTTTAGGTACTATTACTCAGATTGATGTTTTAATATTAGCATTTCCAATAAATGCAAATTCGTGCTCAACTTATTACAAGTTATGTAATGAATATGGGATTCAATTAGCGGAAGGTAATATTGCATTAACCGAAGAGCAATTTGCAAATTGGGGAACAGACAATGCTTACGTTTCAGATATTGTGATTAATGAATTAGGTTTAGAAAAAGCATAATGCTATACATTGAAGATATAAAGGTTATTGGTATTAACACGCTTTGTATGATTACAATGCATTTTACCACTATTAATGAAACCTTACAGACAATTGTTTTATTGTTTACTATAGGCTATACCTTAGTAAGAACTATTAACGAAATTCAAAAGTTTAATAATAATGGCAAAGACAAAGGTACTATCGGAGAAGATTAAGGTCAACTTTGGTAAACGCAAGAGCGGTAGGCATTCAAAGGCTAAGAGTCTACAACCTAAAAAATATAGAGGACAGGGACGATGAAATTATCAGAGCACTTCACATTAGCCGAACTAACACCGTCATCAACGGCAAAGCGCTTGGGCATTAAGAATGAGCCAACGCCTGCACACTTAGAGTGCTTAAAGATATTAGCTACAAACGTATTAGACAAGGTGCGCGAGCATTTTGACAAACCAATTTGGGTATCTTCAGGTTACCGCTCGAAGGCTTTAAATGATGCAACTCCGGGCTCAAGCCCAACATCACAACACTGCTTAGGCGAGGCAGCCGACTTAGACCAAGACGGTAGAGGTACAGGCGTATCTAATAAGATGGTGTTTGATTATATTAAAGACCATTTAGAGTTCGACCAATTAATTTGGGAGTTTGGAACGGATGCCAATCCTGATTGGGTTCACGTATCATTTTCTACAAAAAGAAAGCGCAAGCAGGTACTTAAAGCGGTAAGAGTAAAAGGAAAAGCACAATACATACCATACCTTTAATAAAATAACATTATATTTGCAAAATGGAAATCGTAAACAATCAAATTCAATCTTTAACTCAGGACGAGTTGAAATTGGTTCAGGAAATGAACAATGACTTCACAAAGGCTAAGATGGCTTTAGGTGATTTAGAATTAAGAAAGCAAGAATTATTTAAGGCACTCGACGAAATGAGAGCTGAGTTCGCTAAGAACGAAATGCAATTAGTAGAAAAGTACGGTAAGGATTCTGTTATTAATATTATGACAGGAGAAATTACTAAGAAAGAGAATGACATCAAGTAATTAAAAAAAATGGCAAGAATAGCTCAATATCCTACTACAGGTGTTCCAACACTTGCAGATAAAGTAATTGGTACAAGTGTAAGTAATCAAGACGAGACGGTAAACTTTACCTTAGCGGATATATTATCTTTACCATTACCAAGTGTTCCTGTATATGCAAATAATGCGGCTGCTCTATTAGCGGGTTTAGTTGCAGGTAATGTATATAGAATTACAGGTACCGATTACTTAGGAGTAGTTCATTAATATGGAGATTCGTAAAATATCAGTAGGTCCGGATTACAAGGGCGGTGCTATGCATTACATTGTAGGGCAGAAAGTATTGAACGATACCAACGAGATTCATCTTATTAAGATGGATACCGATAAGATGTCTGTAAAGATATATATCATTAACGAAAAGCAGGAGGTGGTACTTTGGAAGGAGTTCACCTCTACAATACCAATTTCAATCGAATATAATATAAATTATTAATGAAATCTCCATTCTACTTCATAGTTAAACCAATGAAGGGGAAAAGATACGATAACACAAAGAGCATAGGGGGTATTGAATTTATTGTCAGTACATCCGAAGAAGACCATATGTTTTCTAATCGCTATGCCGAGGTTATTGAAACTCCTCTACGATATTCGGGACCTGTTCAGGTTGGGGATACACTACTCGTACATCACAACGTATTTAAGTTTTATAATGATATGAGGGGTCGTCAAAAAAGCGGTAAAAGTTTTTTTAAAGATGACATCTTTCTTATTGAACCTGACCAATTCTTTATGTATAAACACGAAGATAATTGGAATGCGTACGATAAGTATTGCTTTGTAAAGCCTATTGCTGCCGAGGATTCTTATATTAAAAAGCATCTTAGCGAGGAACCATTAATGGGGCTTATGGTATATCCTAATAAAACATTAACGGACTACGGTGTTATGGCAGGCGACAAGGTTTGCTTTAAACCTGATAGCGAGTACGAGTTTGAGGTAGACGGAGAAAAATTGTACAGAATGTTTGACCATCAAATAACAATTAAGTTATGAACCTAATTACTTTTGATGACATTATTAAAGAACCAAAGGCATATGTATCAGATATGCACTTGCACGGTTTTCAAGATTTAGTAGATGGAGATAATATATTTAAGAACATCCAACCTCGAAACAAGAACGATGAGTTTGCCGAATATGTTACTAATTTATTTATTGGTTATAAGGTAGACCTTAACTTTGTTCGTAAATCACCATTAAATCAAGTAGAGCCAAATTTTATACATACTGATGAAATGATGGGTGACATTACTTGTTTATTATATTTAAACGAGCAAGCACCTAAAGATGACGGAACTACTATTTACGATAAAAATAAAAATCCATTAATTACAATGTACTCTAAATTTAATCGTATGATAGCCTTTAGTTCAGATGCTCCTCATTCAAGAAATATTTTTAATAATTTTGGAAAAGCAGAAACAGCTCGATTAGTTCAAATAATTTTTTTAAAGGCAAATTAATGAGAGATTCAAAAGAAATTAAGAAAAAGATAATTGAGGCGGGCAGATTAGCTGTGGAGCAACTTATAAAAGTTGCAAAGGAAGATATTATTAAACCAAATTCAGAGGATGATTTGGCTGCAGACAAACTAAAGAATGCTGCTGCCACTAAGAAATTAGCTATCTTCGATGCATTTGAGATATTAAGTAGAATTGAATTAGAAGAGGAAGCTCTTGACTCATTAGATAATGGCACCAAAAAAACTGATACAAGACAGGGATTTGCAGAGCGAAGGTCAAGGTAATAGGTTATACTATGTAGTCGAGGACTACCTTCCTGCAAATGCAAAGACTAAAAAGAATACCTCACGTAGTTGGCTCTACGGGTATAACGAGCAATATGATTTGGTGGTTATATCTAAGAACGGTCAAATAGGAGATATTATTAATATATCGGGACTATACATTGCGCTGCCGCCTACTCCTAAGGAGTGTCTTCAAAGACACTACAAGTCATCGGAGCAGTATTGGGAGAGACAAGAAATTCCTAAGGAGTTAGCAAGAATACAATCAATCTTTCATTGGAACGAAAAACCTAAAGAGTTTAAAGACCGATGGGTAGATTACATTGAGCAGGAGTTTGATTGCAGAGAACAAGGATTTTGGTTTATGAATAACGGTAAGCCAACCTACATTACAGGTGCACATTATATGTACTTGCAATGGTCAAGTATTGACGTTGGATACCCCGACTTCAGAGAAGCAAATAGAATTTATTGGATTTTTTGGGAGGCTTGTAAGGCAGACAACCGCTCCTTTGGTATGATATATCTAAAAATTAGACGTTCGGGATTCTCATTTATGGCATCTTCAGAATGTATTAATGTGGGTACGCTCGCGCGCGATGCAAGGGTTGGTATCTTATCTAAGACGGGTGCCGATGCAAAGAAGATGTTTACAGATAAAGTTGTTCCAATTAATAGCAGACTACCGTTTTTCTTCAAGCCAATTATGGATGGTATGGATAAACCAAAGACAGAGCTTGCCTTTAGGTTGCCGGCATCCAAAATTACAAAGAAGAATATGTACGACAATAGTCAGGAAGATATTGACGGACTTGATACATCTATCGATTGGAAGAATACAGAAGACAACTCGTATGACGGGGAGAAGCTATTATTCTTAGCTCACGACGAGAGTGCTAAGTGGCTTAAACCTAATAACATTAAAGACAATTGGCGTGTAACTAAAACGTGTTTACGTTTGGGTTCTAAGATTATTGGTAAGTGTATGATGGGTTCAACCTCAAATGCATTATCAAAGGGTGGTCAGAATTACAAAGATATTTACGAGGACTCACGTGTTGCTAATAGAAACGCCAATGGGCAAACTAAGAGCGGTCTGTATGCTTTATTTGTTCCAATGGAATGGAATATGGAGGGATTTATAGACATCTTTGGTATGCCCGTGTTTAAAAAACCTGAAACTCCAATCTTAGGTATTGATAAAGCAATGATTAAGAATGGCGCTATTGATTATTGGGAGGCGGAGGTTGACTCACTTAAAAGTGATGCCGACGCGCTCAACGAATTTTACCGTCAGTTCCCACGCACGGAGTCGCACGCATTCAGAGACGAAAGTAAGCAAGCATTATTTAATTTAACTAAGATATACCAACAGATTGACTACAACGATTCACTTATAAAGGAGCACCACGTTACACGTGGAACTTTTAATTGGCGGGACGGTGTGAAGGATTCGACGGTTGTTTGGACACCCGATAATAAGGGTAGATTCTTAGTGAGTTGGCTTCCTCCAAGACACCTACAAAATAACGTCAGAGAGAAGGGCGGAAACAAGTACCCTGCAAGTGAAAGTTTAGGTTCGTTTGGCTGTGACTCGTACGATATATCTGCTGTGGTTGGGGGGCGTGGCTCAAACGGTTCGCTTCACGGATTAACTAAGTTTCATATGGACGACGGTCCTGTAAATCAATTTTTTTTAGAGTATATTGCAAGACCTCAGACGGCAGAGATATTTTTTGAGGAGGTACTAATGGCTTGCGTATTTTATGGTATGCCAATCTTAGTAGAGAATAACAAACCAAGATTGCTATACCATTTTAAAAATAGAGGGTACAGACAGTTTTGTTTGAACAGACCCGACAAACACATTAGTAAGCTCTCTAAGACAGAGAAAGAACTTGGGGGAATACCTAACTCATCTGAGGACGTTAAGCAGGCTCACGCAGCCGCTATTGAGTCCTACATCGAAAAATATGTGGGGATGGATTTAGCTGCTCATTATAGAGACCCCGACGAGATGGGAACAATGCCATTTACAAGGACGTTAGAGGATTGGGCTAAATTTGATATTAATGATAGAACAAAATTTGACGCTTCAATTAGTTCGGGATTAGCTATTATGGCTAATCAAAAACACGTTTATGTGCCGGAGAAAAAAGAGTCAAAAATAAGCATTAACTTTGCAAGATATACAAACGATGGAACATCAAGTCAAATAATTAGATGAAGAACGATATATTAATAAATGTTTTATCTACAGGCTTCCCGTCTCAGTTCGCATCTGATAGTGAAAAGGCTACCTATGAGTATGGATTACTTATAGGTCAGTCTATTCAATATGAGTGGTTTAGGAAAGATGGTAATCAGTGTAGATTTTATAGTCAGTGGAGAGACTTTCATAGACTAAGGTTATATGCAAGAGGCGAGCAGTCTATTGCAAAATATAAAAATGAATTAGCTATTGATGGAGATTTATCTTATCTAAATTTAGATTGGACTCCCGTTCCTATCATCCCAAAATTTGTTGACATCGTTGTTAACGGAATGTCTGACAGACTTTTCAAGGTTAAGGCTTATGCACAAGATGCAATGTCTCAATCTAAGAGAAGTAGATACCAAGATACAATTGAGGGACAGATGGCTGCAAAGGACATCTTAACTACAATACAAGACAAGACAGGTGTAAATCCTTTTATGATGGACCCTGCACAATTGCCAAATACAGACGAGGAACTCTCGTTGTATATGCAATTGAATTATAAACCTGCAATTGAAATTGCAGAGGAAGAGGCTATTAATACCATACTTGACGAAAACCATTATCAAGACTTACGTAAAAGAACTGACTATGATTTGACGGTATTAGGTATTGGTGTAGCTAAGCACGAGTTTCTACCGGGCGCAGGCGTTGAGGTTTCATACGTAGACCCTGCCAATGTGGTGTATAGTTATACAGAAGACCCATACTTTAGAGATTGTTTTTATTGGGGAGAGATTAAAAGTCTTCCTGTAATTGAGTGTATGAAGATTGACCCAACACTTACTAACGAGGATTTAAAAGAAATCTCAATGTATAGTCAGAGTTGGTATAATTATTATAACGTAGCTCAGTTCTATGAGAACAGTATGTTTAATTCAGATACCTGTACATTAATGTACTTTAATTATAAGACCACTAAGAAAGTAGTTTACAAAAAGAAAAAACTTGAAGGTGGTGCTACAAGAATAATTGAGAAAGATGATACCTTTAACCCTCCTGTAGAAATGATGGAAGAAGGTAACTTTGAGAAAATAGAAAAGACTATTGATGTTTGGTACAATGGCGTAATGGTTATGGGTACTAACATTTTATTAAAGTGGGAGCTTGCAGAGAATATGGTTCGTCCAAAGTCTGCTACTCAGCACGCATTACCAAACTATGTTGCCGTTGCTCCGCGTATGTACAAGGGAGTTATTGAGTCATTAGTAAGAAGGATGATTCCTTTTGCCGATTTAATTCAGATTACTCACTTAAAATTACAACAAGTAATTGCACGTGTAGTTCCTGACGGTGTGTTCATTGATGCCGATGGTTTAAATGAGGTAGACTTAGGAACGGGTAACGCTTATAATCCTGAGGACGCTTTAAGATTATACTTCCAAACGGGTAGTGTAATTGGTAGAAGCTATACTCAAGACGGTGAGTTTAATAATGCAAGGGTGCCAATCCAACAGTTAACATCTAACTCAGGAGCAAGTAAAACCCAAATGCTTATTACAAACTACAATCATTATATGGATATGATTCGTTCTGTAACAGGTTTAAATGAGGCAAGAGACGGTTCAATGCCCGACCCTAACTCATTGGTTGGCTTACAAAAGTTAGCTGCGCTAAACTCAAATACAGCTACTCGTCATATATTAGAAAGTAGTTTATTTATTTTCCGTTCATTGTCCGAGGCTTTAACGTATCGCATCGGTGATATTTTAGAGTACGCAGACTTTAAAGACGAATTTGCAAATAAGATTGGTAAGTACAATGTTTCAATTTTAGGAGAGATTAATGATTTATACATTTATGATTTTGGTATTTTTATAGAGGTTTCACCGGATGAGGAAGAGAAAGCGCAACTTGAAGCGAATATTCAAGTGGCATTATCTAAGGGCGATATTAATCTTGAAGATGCTATCGACATACGTGAGATAAAGAATTTGAAACTTGCTAATCAATTATTAAAACTAAAGAGAACTAAGAAGCAAGAACGTGAAGAGAAGATGGCTATGCAAAACCAAGCTATGACCGCTCAACAAAATCTTAAATCTCAGGAGATGGCAGGGCAGTTGGCTATGCAAAAGATTCAAATGGAGACGCAGGCTAAGATGCAAATTAAGCAGGCTGAGGTTGCATTTGATATTGAGAAAATGCAGAAGGAAGCCGAGCTAAAGAGTCATCTAATGGGAGAGGAGTTCCAATATAATATGCAATTAAACGGATTGGAGCAGAGCACTATCTCAAGTAGAGACAAAGAAAAAGAGGATGCTAAGGCAAAACGTATTAGTCAACAAAACACAGAGCAATCTAAGTTGATTAACCAACGTAAAAATAACTTACCTCCTTTAAACTTTGAGTCTAACGAGGATAGTTTAGATGGCTTTGATTTGGGTGAATTTGACCCACGATAATAATATTAAATTTTTTATATAAATTTGCACTAAATAAAATCATATCCAATGGAATTTAAAGTAAGAGCTGTAGAAGGTTACGAACCGAAATCAGTACAAGAAGTAGAAAGAGAATTGCTTGCAAAACACGAAGAGCAATTTGGTGAAACTGTTGAGGGAACTCCGGTTATAAATGTAGAAACACCTGCACAGGAAACTGCACAGGAGGTTGAATTAAGAGAGGAAGATGTTCTTTCATATATTGGGAAGAGATATAATAAGCAGATTAACTCATTTGATGAGTTGTTAGCTGAGCGTAGTCAGGCGGAAGATTTGCCCGAAGACGTTGCTGCTTATTTTAAATACAAAAAGGAAACAGGAAGAGGATTTGAAGACTTTGTCAATTTGAGAAAGGATTACGATTCAATGGAACCTGAAGAACTTTTGCATAATTATTTGGCTGCCACTCAGGAAGGCTTTGACGATAACGATATTGATGTCCTAATGGACGACTATCGTTACGATGAAGATATTGACGAGGAGCATACAATTAAAAAAATAAAGTTAGCAAAGAAGAAGATTATTGGTGAAGCTAAAAAATACTTTAATCAACAAAAGGAAAAATACAAGATGCCCCTTGAGTCAAGTGCGGTAGGTATTCCTGATGAAGAGAAGGAAGTGTATGAGGCTTATAAACAATATACACAACAAGCAAAAAGCCAACAGGAGCAAGAATCTCGCAAACGTGATTGGTTCCAAAAGAAGACAGATGAGGTGTTTAACGAAGAATTTAAAGGTTTTGAATTTAACGTAAATGACCGAAAGTTATCTTTTACTCCCGGTGATTCTAATGAGTTGAAAAAAAGTCAATCAACTCCACTAAACTTTATTAATAAGTTTTTGGATGAAGACGGACTAATGAAAGACGCAGCAGGATACCATAGGTCATTAGCAATCGCAATGAATCCCGACAGATTCGCTAAGTTCTTTTACGAACAAGGTTTATCTGATGCTACCGAGGATGTAATGCGCAAGACTAAAAATATTAATATGTCTGAGCGTAGAGCACCCGAAGTAACTAACAAAGGAGGAATGCAAGTAAAAGCAAAGGATAACGATTCAGGTCGTACCTTAAAAATTAAAAATATTAAACGAATTTAAAAACTTAAAAAAAAGAAAAAATGGCAATATTAAATAATCCGGGGTTTGCGTTACAGCCGAGTGCTGAACAAGTCCCTTTATCGACAAATTACATTACCGACTTCGACTTCTTAAATCAGTATCTTCCTGATACTTATGAAAAAGAATTTGAGCGTTATGGTAACAGAACAATCGCTTCTTTCCTTCGTATGGTAGGAGCTGAGATGCCTTCAAACTCTGACTTAGTAAAATGGGCAGAACAAGGTCGTCTTCACACTAAATATATTAACTGTGCGTCATCTGCAGCTGCAGCTCAAGACACGGCAACTATCACAGTAAGTGATACTTTAATCCCTGCTTCAGGTCCGGGTTCAGGTGGAATCGCTATCCGTAAAGGACAGACTGTTTACATTTCTGATAATGCAGGAACAGGTTCTAACAAGGGTATTGTTATTGCGGTTAACACTACTGCAGGTACTTTTGAAGTTGCTTACTACGAAGGTGGTGGTCAAAACTTTGGTTCAGCAGCAACTTTAACTGTTTGGATTTATGGTTCAGAATTTAAAAAAGGAACAAACGGAATGGAAGGCTCTTTAGAGGCTAACGACGTTTTCTTTGAAAATTCTCCAATCATTATCAAAGACAAGTACGCAGTATCAGGTTCTGATATGGCTCAAATTGGATGGGTAGAAATTACTACTGAAAATGGAGCAAATGGTTACTTATGGTATTTGAAATCTGAGCACGAAACTCGTTTACGTTTTGAGGATTACTTAGAGACCTCTATGGTTGAAGCAGTTCCCGCAGAAGCAGGTTCAGGTGTAGTAACTCAAACTACTTACACTGCAGCAGGTAATAAAGGTTCTGAAGGTATCTTCTACGTAGTAGAAAACAGAGGAAACGTATGGGGTGGTGGAAATCCAACTACATTAGCTGATTTCGATACAATCATCTCTCGTTTAGATAAGCAAGGTGCAATCGAAGAGAATGCAATCTTCTTAAACAGAGAGTTTGGTTTTGACATCGACGATATGTTAGCTACATTAAACGGATACGTTGCAGGTGGTTCTGCAGGTGGTGCATCATTCGGTTTGTTTGATAACGACATCGAGATGGCATTAAACTTAGGTTTCACAGGATTCCGTAGAGGTTACGATTTCTACAAGTCTGATTGGAAATACTTAAATGACCCAACTATGCGTGGTGGTTTACCTGCTACAGCAGGTTCAGGTCGTGTAAACGGTTTATTAGTTCCCGCAGGTTCTACTTCAGTGTATGACCAAATTATGGGTAAAAACGCTAAGAGACCATTCTTACACGTACGTTACAGAGCTACAGAGGCAGAAGACCGCAGATACAAAACTTGGATTACAGGTTCTGCAGGTGGTGCAGCTACAAGCGACCTTGACGCAATGGAGGTTAACTTCTTGTCTGAGAGATGTGTATGTACACTTGGTGCGAACAACTTCGTATTGTTCAACTACTAATTAATAAAAGAAGGTGGTGTCTTTAAGGACACTGCCTTCTTTATTTTATTTATTATTTAATCTTATTATATCAAATGAAAAATGCAACACCCGTAGATAAAATCTACAAATTAGTTAAAGACGCAGCCCCACTTTCGTACACGCTGCCTATAAGAAATTCAAGACGCTATCCATTACTTTGGTTTGACGAAACAAATAACGTCAACAGAGCATTAAGATATGCTGTCAATCAAAGAAGTCCTTTTGAGGACGAACAAGACGGTAATGCTATTGTTGAACCTGTTATTTTTGAAAATGGCTTTTTAAGCGTTTCAAGAACTAACCCTGTTTTACAGCAGTTTTTATATTACCACCCATTAAATGGTAGGTCTTTTGTAGAGGTTAATAATGAGAAGGATGCCAATAAAGAGGTAGAGATTTTAAATATTGAGGTTGATGCGCTTATTGAGGCACGTCAATTATCAATTGACCAATTAGAATCAGTATCAAGAGTATTGTTTGGAAGAGACCCACAGAAAGTTACTACTGCTGAGTTAAAGAGAGATATATTGGTGTTTGCTAAAAGAGACCCAAGAGCTTTCTTAAACGTATTAAATGACCCAATGCTTAGACACAATGCTAACATTCACGTGTTCTTTAATGCTAAGTTATTGACTTTCAGAAATAACAACAAGGAGGTTTGGTTTAATACTGCAACCAATAAGAAAAAGATGCTGTCGGTACCATACGGGGAGGACCCTTATATAATGGTAGGTCATTATCTACAATCTGATGAAGGTCTTGACTATTTAAAAATGTTAGAGAGCAACCTATAAGATAGTAGAATTACTACTTTTTTGTAATAAAATACAATTAACGGGGGTGCAATTTGTACCCCCTTTTTTCTTTATATTTGTAAAAAAAAGAATATAGATGATTAACGACGTTAGAAACACAGTCCTATCCGTATTAAATAAAAATAACTACGGTTATATCTCTCCATCAGACTTTAATTTGTATTCAGAGAATGCACAAATGGAGATATATGAGGAGTATTTTGGTAGCTATAATAAGGTTATAAATGCTGAAAATGCAAGAATATCAGGCGTTGATTATGCAGATATAGAACAGCCTATTGCAGAAGTATTAGAATATTTTTTACGAACAGATTACTTTACAAAAATATCTGCTAATAAATTTTCAATGCCTACGCTTACAACTACGGGTTATCTAAGTTATATGTTGTTAGATATTAAATGTAGACCTGTTGTTGTTAAAATAGGAACAAACACTGCTGTAGTTTCTAATCAATTAGTTGATAGTGCAGGTGGGTTTTTATTATTAGATATTTCAGTAGGGGATGTGGTAACAAACTTAAATACAGGCTTAATTTCTACGGTAGTAGCTGTATTAAGCAATACTGCAATACAATTAGATTCAAATATATTTTTAACTTTAGGAAATGCTTATGCTATTATTTCTTCTGCTACTATTGTTCAAGCAGAAAAAGTAATTAATAATAAACTTTCTTTATTAGTTAATTCTAATCTGACTAAACCAAATAATGATTATCCTAGTTACGCATTACAAGGTTCAGAATTAACATTTTATCCTACAACCATAAGTAATAAAGGGCAAGTACAGGGGACCTATTTTAGGTATCCTAAAGTTCCTAAGTGGACTTATATTACTTTAGTAAATGG